CAGAGGTAGGAACGAGAGTGGTAAGAGTCGGCTCGTCGGCTTCCGCGCGTTCGCGGAACAGGCGCAGGTTCTCCAGGTCCTGAACGACATCGGCGAAGACGCTTCGCCCGTGCACGGCATCGGCGGCCATCGCGCGCGCGGCGATGCGCTCGCCCTCCTCAAAGCCGGCAACCAGCTCGAGCGCCGGCGCAGCTGCGCGCGCGCCTGAAGCGCCTCGGGAGGCACCGAGCGATTGCAGCACCTGCTCGAGCGTCGCGACTTTGTCGGCCATGCCGGCTTTCACGGCTTCCTTCGCGAGCAGTACGCGGCCTTCGCCGTAGTCCGATTTCACCGTGCTCGCGGAGACGCCGCGGTATTTCGCAACGGCGCCTACGAACATCTCATAGAACTGATCCACTTGCGTCTGCAACGCGGCGCGCGCGTCGGCACTGAGCGGCTCGTAGGGATTGCCTTCCGTCTTGAACTTTCCAGCCGAGATCATCGTGTACTTCACGCCGTCCTCGGCATCCATCTTCGAGGTATCGGTGTGCACCATGAACACGCCGATCGAGCCGACGGAGCCGGAGGGGGTGACGCTGATGTCATCGCATGCAGAGGCGATCCAGTACGCCGCGCTCGCCGCGAGCGAATTCGCAACCGCCTTGATCGGCTTCTCGCCGCGCCGCGACGCGATCTTGGCCGCGAATTCCGCGATTCCTGCGACGGAGCCGCCAGGCGAGTCGATGTCGAGCACCACGGCGGCGACATCCGGGTCCGACATCGCGGCGTCGAACTCGCGACTCAGACTCTCCGTCGACGTCCCCCCAGACATCGCCGAGAAGAGATCCATGCGCTGCGCGAGGACGCCGTAGACCGGAATCACTGCGATCGCGCCGGTGATGCGGGCGGCGCCTTTCTTGTTCGATGCCGCGGCGATCTCGATATCTTCCGCGCTCACGCGACCGCCTGAGGCGCGCAGCGTGAGGACGTCGTAGATCGCCTCGAGCTTCTCTGGGAGGATTGCCCACGCCATGCTGGATGCGAGGCGCACAACGTTCCGGAGATTATGAGCCATGTGAGCCCTCGCTCTTCGTGCCGGGCTTCTTCTTCGCCGGCGTGGATGGTTTGGGTTTCTTCGCCGGCTCGTCGTCATCCGGCTCTCCGGACGGTGCGACGCCGGCGTTCTGCTCCTCCTCCTCGACTTCGGTGTCGACGTTGACCGGGCGATCGGTGAGTCCAGTCGAGAGGATGAGCGGCACGTTGTGCAGCTTGGCGAACTCGATCTCGCGCTCGCGCTCGAGGATCACTTCCTGGTAGTCGCGCCCTTGCTCCGCGCAGAGGCGCGTGAGCGTGTCGATGCCCATGCCGACGGACTTCTCGCGCATCTGCATATCGTTCGATGGATCGATCCACGGGAACGCCTTCGGCTGCCACTTCACTGCCCAGAAGCGGCGTGGCTCGAAGGAGCCGAGCGTGAGTGCCCCAGAGATCAGAGATTCCTGCAGCCAGGTGCGATAGATCGGCGTCTCGACGCGGCGCACGTGGCGATTCTGCATCGCCTTGAACACGCCCTGCTCGTTCAGGAGTCCGATGCGGCCGGATCCGTACGAGGTGCCATTCAGGTCGCCCGAGAGCGACATGTAGGAGACACGCGCAGCGGTGGCTACCGAGCGGAGATTCGCTTTATCGAAGGCATCGAACGCGGTCGAGGGATGCTTGGGATCCCACTCTTGGAACTCGAAGCCTGGCGGCAGCTGCTCGATGATCCCGGGCTCGGCTTCCCAGCGAATCGACTTCTCACCGTCGTCCGTGTCCGCATCCAGCGCAGGAGCGTCTTCGCTCGTCTTCAGGAATCCCATCTTCGCCGACGACGCGCGCGCGGCGACGAGCTCCGCCTCGCGATAGCCGCCCAGCATCTTCAGATCGAACACGAACGGCGCAAACCATGTCACCCCGCGCGACTGCCGCGCGCGGCGCGAGACGTATACGTGCTGGATCTGTGATGCTGGCACGCGCGTGCGCACGCGGCCTTGCGGCTCCGAGGGATGTGCGGTCCAGATGTGATAGAATTGCGGCCGGCCCCACACATCCTGCTCGACGCCCATCCGGATCTGATTCTGTCCGGGATCGCCTGTGACGTTGTAGGTGTGATCCAGCTGATCTGGATCGATGAGCTCGACCGCGTAGCCCCACTTGTTGTCGAAACCGCGGAGATGCCGGATCAGGATCTCGCCTTCGACCGCCTCGTTCTGCACGGTCATGTTCTGGAAGTCGATGAAGCCGCCGCGCCCGTCCGCCGTGCAATTGCCATCCTCACACCACTCATTCCACGCGTCCTCGAGGCGCGTGTTGATGGTGCTGTGCAGGGCGTCTTCGTTTTTCACGGTGCCGACGAGCGCCTGGAACTTGATCCCGTTCTCGCCGATGACATTTTCGGAGAAGATCGACGGGATGGCCGAACCGGTCGAACCGTTGATCACGAGATCACGCGCGCGATTGCGCAGCGTCTGCAGATCCGCGCGCAGAGCCTGATCCGCCGAGAGCCGCGACATATACCAGTCGCCGTTGAGGCGGCCGCCGGCGGCCCCGGAATACACGCTCGCGCGCGGCCGCATCCCGCGGGCCTCCATTCGCTGCGCCGCTGCGGCGAAGGGATTAGCCACGGGGCGGCTTCGGTGGACGGGTCAGCAGGTACAGTCCGTCGCGGCCGATCGTGTAGAGGTACTTCCAGCCGAAGAGCGTCATCGCGAAGAGGCCCCCGGAGAGCGCCCAGGGTGAGCGATGCACGAGCTGCGCGATGCCGAGGGTGAGGAGTGCCCAGCCGGCGAGCAACAGCGCGGTGGCGCCGAGCTCCGCGCGCGCGCGCCACACCGGTGCGAATGTGCGTCGCATCAACTCCATTCGTCGCACCTGCGGCGCCCGAAGGCCAGTTTTACTGGCACGCCGCGGCCACCGTTCGTCTGGCGCGAGACCTCGCCTCGGTACTTGCTGCGCAGCTGATAGAGCTCGGTCGTCGGGATCTTCGTGATCGAGCGGCCCTCGATCGAGTAGCTGAGGTTTGCGCTCCCGTCGCCCTTGATCCGCGCCTGCAGCTCCGACTCGATCAGCGCGACCATCTGCTCGGCGTGCGAGCGGCCGTCCGCGCCAGCTGTCACGGCCGTATTCGCGTTGATGACGAGGTGCCCGCTGTTAATCGTTGTCACGACGCCCGCGATGTCGGTGACGCGCAACACCCAGCGATACCTGCCCGGACCGACGACAGCGGTGGTCGCGGCGGGCACCAAAACGGAGTAGTTCCCATTCGGGACGTTCGGCGCCGGCACGAAGCTGATCGCCGTCTTCCCGGTGAGTTGGTAGCTGAGTGTGTAGCCCTGGCCAGGAGGGAAATCGGCGGGGGCTACCGTCCACTGCCACGTGTCGCCGGCGTTCAGGGTCGCCGGCACTCGATCCGGGATCTCGTACGTCAACCGGCTTCCGGGTCTGGGAAAACGAAAAAGCGGCGCCGGTCCAGTAGAGGACCAACGCCGCGGATCAGGCAGCTGAAATCTTTGGGTGCGCGCTATTTGGGCGCGCTGTGCTACAAACTATACGACGTGACTATATCGGACGCAACGACCGATAGCTGCTATACTGCTGCCAACTCGAGTGCAATCAGTGGAAATGTGGCGCTGTTCGGCTTCGTGAAGTCGGGGAACCAGGAAACGACCACTTCCTCGGGACTCTGCATGCGAATCACCGTCATCGCGGGGCCGCCAGACTTGAGTCGTACCGTACTTCCTTTTTCGATCTCGCCTTTCGCCATCGACCTACTCCTGCTGAGAGGGATCTCGAAATCTAGCGGGGAAGCTCGCTGAAGCACCGCGACGACTCGACAGGTCGCGGTCAGGCGGGTATTCTGATTCGCGATGAGTGACTACGAAAAGGAATACTACGAATCGGAGCAGTTCTGGGAAGGCGCAGCGGTCGACGACGAAGGCAACCGCGCCAGAATCCGGCAGACGGCCACGCTAATTCCGCCGAGCACCGGGTCGCTCGCGGACATTGGATGCGGAAACGGGGCCTTCGTCAACTACGTCAGCCAGCGATCGCCGCACCTCGACATCGTCGCAATCGATCGGAGCAGGGAAGCGCTCAAGTACGTGAGGACGCAGAAGGGCGAAGGCGACATCGCAGCCATTCCGCTGGCCGATCGCTCGGTGGACTGCGTGACCTGCCTCGAGGTGATCGAACACCTTCCAGTCGACGTCTTCGACCAGGCGTTGTCGGAGCTCGCTCGCGTTGCCCGGAAATACGTGATCATCAGCGTTCCATTCGCCGAGAAGCTGGAACGCGGTCACACCCAGTGCCCGCAGTGCACGAGCATCTTCAACCTGGACCTTCACCTGCGGTCCTTCTCCGAACCCAAGATCATCGCGCTGCTCGAGCAGCACGGGTTCAGCTGCATCGCGACCGCGAAGGTCGGAGAGCAGTGGGCGTACCGGGGGCACGATCGGTTCGTGCGAATATTCTACCCCGGATACTTCCGCGCCTGGCGCTCGCCGATCTGCCCGTTCTGCGGATACCGGACGCCTGTGAGCTCCGCGCCGGCGCGGTCCGCGACGACTGAGAACGGAACGCCGGTCGCTCGCCGGCGAAGCCTCGTTTCATACTTCACGGCGCTGCCGAAACTGTTCTGGCCGAAGGATCTGAGTCACTACTGGATCATTGGACTCTACGCGAAGCAGTAGAACCGCCCTCCCTCGCAACGGATGGACATGAGCGAGAACACGACAGCCGACTTTCCGAATCCGGATCGACGATTTCTTACTCCTCAGCAAAAGGCCGCGGAGCTCGCCGAGGCGCAGCGCAATTATCCGATCGGTGAGAAATACGAGATCCCGATGACAGGCGATGTGCATCACATGGTCACAGCTCGCCTGGAGAAGCATTTCCACGACGCCGACAACGTGCTTTGCGGTGCACTGACGGCGCTGAAGGAATGGAACGAGGCCACGTGGAAGCTCCCGGGAGTTCGTCAGTACACGGAGCCGCGTGTGCCTCTCGCGTATCTCGAGCGTCTCGAGAGCTAGTCCTTCCACCGGTCGATGTATCCGCCGCGGCGCCGTCGCTTGGCCTTCGGCGGCGGCAATTCACCGCCTGCATCCTCCACCGCTTGCTCGAGCTGGCGCCGTTCGCCGCGGCGCGCGAGCTCCTTCACCCGGTCGCCGATCGAGCGCGTGACTGCGACACCATGCGTGTGTAAGGCCGCGAGCGCGTAAACGAGCATGTCGAGTTGCTCGTTTCGCCCCATGGTGATGAAGATCCGCTTATTGCGACCGCCGACGATCTTCGAGACGAGTTTCTCCGCTGTGAACTGCTGCAGCTGCTCGCCGTCGAGTGTGTGCGGCAAGTGGATGTAGCCCGGCCCCGGCTCGGTGATCTTTGCGAAGCGGTTCATCACCATCTCTTTCCCGGTGAACGAGCCGACCATGTACAGAATCGCCTTCGCAGAATTGCTTCGTGAAGGTCGTCCGAGCAGCGGATGCCCTTCAATCGAGCTTCCCTTGCACGCGAACACCTTCTGCGCGACGTGAGCGCGTGTGAAGGCGTAGACCTCTTTCGTGTGGTGGCCGCCGGAGTCGATAAGCGTCGCGCTAATACCGAGCTTGCCCCCTAACTCGTGGTCTAGCGTTCGCTTGAGCACCACGTCGAGGCCTTCCCATGGTGTCGGCGTTGCAGGGTCGCCAATGATGAAATCCGTGCGAATGAACCACGCCTCCTCGCGATCGCCCCAGCCCCAGATCGTCGCTTCAATGCGGTCGC